TGGACAGTACGATGACTATGTTGATTCTATGACCCAAGCTGTGTTAAGATATCGACAAGGTGGTTTTATTTCAACGTACTCGGACGATTGGGATGACCCACCAATGAAATTAGAAAAAGAGTATAAATATTATTAGGAGAACCTATGGCACTTAAAGGTAATCAAAAGAAGTTGGATAAAAACAACAACAACAAAATTGATGCGCAAGATTTTAAAATCTTAAAAGCAGAAAAAGCAAAAGGCAGAGGCATGGGTCTTCAAGATGAAAAAGTTAAACCTGGTAAAGTTATAAAAGCTAAAAGAGGAACAGGTGTTCTTTCAGAAAAAGGAACTAGCAAAAATTTTAGAGGTTACTCAAAAGTATTTGAAGGACCACAAAACAAAGGCAAAGTTGCAACAATAAGTGGTGTAAAACCAAATCCTAAAAAACCTAGAAAGACTTACAAGTCCATGGAAGAGATGAGACAAGCAAAAGGTTTTAAACCTGGTGAGTCTGCAAAAGATTTTAACAAAAGACAAATGTTAAAAAGAGAGGCTTTAAAAGCAGCAAAAGCAACAAGACTTGGTAAAATAGTTTTACCTGTAGTTGGAGCAGCAATTGCTGCAAAAACATATTTAAATTCTAAAATGAAAAAAGATAATAATAAAAAAACCTTAAAAGATTTTAGAGAACAAAAGAAACCTGGAGTTCCTTCAGAAAAAACAAAAACAATTAATTCAGCTTTAAATAAACTTAATAAAAAAATGGGTGGTGGTATGATGAACAGACCTATGGGATATAAAAAAGGTAAAGAAATTGATTACGGAAAAATTTTTGATAAAAAATTTTATAAAACTGCTCAAGGAAAAGAAGCACAATTACATGCTGATGATTACGATGCTGGTTTAGATAGAGCAGAAAGAAGAGCTGCATCTGAAACTATGGCCCTAATGAAAAAAAATAAAAAAATGGGTGGTGGTATGATGAAAAGATATTCTGAAGGTGGAGATGCTAAAAAATCTCCAGTTGCTGGAATGGGTAGAAGAGCAGGACAAAGAAAACCAAAACCAGGACCATCAGCAAGAGCTGGAAGAAGAGCGGGACTTGGAGCATTAGGTGGATCTGGAAATGTGAAACCAAAAATGAAAGTTGTAATTATAGGCGGAAGTGAAAATTCTCTTACAGGTCAAGGTGGTTTAGAAAGAGACGTTAATAATAAACCATACAGATATAGCTACAGCACAGACCCAATGTTGAAAGGTGCAACTATTATAAAAAGCTCAAGCCGAATGGGTGGCGGAATGATGAACAAGCCCATGGGTTACAAATCTGGTAAGTCTATTAAAGTAAAATGCAAACTAGGTAAAAACAAACCTACAAAAATGTACTAGGAGGGACTATGTCCCTACGGAGTTTATTTCAGTTTGGGAAGCGGCTTCTTAAAGGTAAGAAAGAATCAGCGCAACCGGCTACCGGACAACAACAAAAACAAATAACTTATCAACCAAAGCCATCACAAGCTCAAGGTCAAGAGTTAGCTACACAAGAAATTAAAAACCCACCAATAGTTCTTAAAAAAACTCAACCATTACAGATGGGTGATGACATGGCTCCAGGCTTTGGATCATCTACATACGATTGGGTAATGAGAAAAGGTAGAGGTCAGTACACAGCTGATGAGTGGTTAGATCATTTAACTTCTACAAGAAAAGTGAACTTTACTGTATTTGGTAAACCATCAACAAGAATTGAAAGAGCAGAGAAAAAATTTAAATACGATTCAGGACCCTTTGTAGGTAAGGAAGTTAACATTTCAAAAGAAGAATTGTTTGATACTAACGTTGCTGTATTTGATCCACAAGGTAATTTGACTGGCGGTTTGTTAGCAGCAGCTAAAAAGTTTGGAATAAAATTAGATGCCAATGAACTTGGTGCGATGATTAAATTAAATCCCATGAACAGATTAAAACCAATTGAGTTAGGTAGACCTTCAGGTGCTGGAGAAAAATTTGATAACACTGCAAAAATACTTGGAGATAGATTACAAGCATTGAAAGTAAAATATAGAAACGATGATGATATAGTTAGACAGCTTAGTGATGCTCAGTTTGAACTAGTTGCAATGAAAAATGGTGAGATGGGACAAGGAGCTTTTAAAAATTTAAGCCAAGCTTTAAAACGTGCAAAGGCTAGACCTAATTTTGATAAATCACAAAAATTAGTTTTAAATAAATTAGAAGGAGAATTAAATGCAGCGGCAGCTCCATTAAGAAATACAAAAACATATTATGGTGGTGAATCTAATTATACTCTTCAAGGAGGCACTAATTACAGAGAAACAATCATGACTCTTCCAGAAGAGATTGTAACAAACAGTAGACCATTCAATACAGGAGGTCACTTTACAGATGTGCTTGGTAAAGAAACAAATAACATTTATCACGTAAGGTTCGATACAAGATTTACACCTGATGGTAAAAAGGTATTTATGATTAATGAAATACAATCTGATGTAAACCAAAGTGTTGCAAAAAATTTACAAAAGTTTGAACAGCTTGATGGTGTAAAAAGAATCAATCCTTTCCAAAAAGATATTGAAATAAAATTACTCAACAACGAAAGATCAAAACTTATTTCTTCTATGCAAGATGCAATTGAAAAAGTTGATGTATCTGCACAAATTGCCATATCAAATCAATTAGCTAAGACAACACAAGCCATACAAAAAATGACTGCTAAGGGTGGTGCAAGTGATTACTTCCCTATGGTTGAAGCGGATCAATATGGAGATCATGCACTTAAATATTTGATGCAAAGAGCAGCAAGAGAGAATGTTGATTACGTAGCCGTTGCCCCGTTTGACAAATTAAGTTTTCGTCAAGGCTATAAAGCTGGTAACGAAAGATTCTATGGTTATGCAAATGGTAAAGGTATCAATAAAAGTGGTACATCAGTAATGCCAAATCTTATGAAAAGAGCAGCTAGATTATATGGATCAAAAGCAGGAGCTACAAAAGTATCCTTATCTGATCCATCAAGACCTTATAAAAGAATATCAACAGACAATTTTACATATCCTGATAAACACAAACTGTCAGGTAAAAAAATAAAAAGCACATATCATTCATATGATTCTATTTCTAAGGATTCTGACTTAACTTTTATTGAATCTTCTAATCCTGCCTTGTATTTTGATGCATTTGCCATTAAAGTAACCCCACTCATGAGAGGTACACAAAAAACCTACAAGAAACTTGGCGGACTTGTAGTAGATATGTTTAAACCAATAAGGTACAATTAATTATGGCAATCGAAAAAGTAACAGAAGAGATCAAAGAAGAAGAAATTCAAGAACAACCTGACGGTTTACCTGTAGACGTAACAGTTGAAGGTGAAGAAGAAATGGTTGAGGAAAGACCTCAAGACGATTTCAATGCAAACCTTGCAGAAAATATGGATGAACGTACCCTCAAAGACATGGGTATGGATCTTATTCAAGAATACAAAAAAGATAAAACTTCTAGAAAAGAATGGGAAGATGCGTACATCAAAGGCTTAGATCTATTAGGTACTAAGTATCAAGAAGTTACAAAACCATTTAAAGGCGCATCTGGTGTCACTCATCCGTTGTTAGCTGAATCTGTTACGCAATTCCAAGCACAAGCTTATAAAGAGTTAGTTCCAAGTGATGGTCCAGTCCGAACCCAAGTTGTAGGTGCAGTAACACCGGCTACCGAAGCCCAGTCAGATAGAGTCAAAGATTACATGAACTATTTGTTAATGGAGGAGATGGAGGACTACACAACTGATATGGATCAAATGTTATTTTACTTACCACTATCAGGATCTACATTTAAGAAAATTTATTACGATGCAATGTTAGATAGACCTGTATCTAAATTTATTCCAGCTGAAGATTTAGTTGTACCCTATTATGCATCAGATTTAAAAGATTGTGAAAGAATTACTCACGTAATTAAAATGACAGCTAATGAAGTCACAAAAAAAATGGCTGCAGGTTCTTATAGAGATATAGATTTAATAGATTCAAATAGTGAACCTGATCAAGTGCAAAAAAAATTAAATGAACTTGAAGGTGTAAAAGGGTCAGGATCAGATTATTTACATACAATATTAGAAATGCATGTTGATCTTAACTTAGATGATTTTGAAGACTTTGATGACAAAGCAAAAAAAATTAAAATACCTTACATTGTAACTATTGATGAGGGTTCAGGAGAAATTTTATCTATTTATAGAAATTATCAACCTGATGATCCAGGATATCAAAGAATAGAATATTTTGTTCACTATAAATTTTTACCTGGTTTAGGTTTTTATGGTTTTGGTTTAACTCATATGATTGGTGGTTTGTCTCAAGCAGCAACACAATCACTTAGACAATTGATAGATGCGGGTACTTTAAAAAATCTACCTGCTGGATTTAAGTCTAGAGGTATGAGAGTTAGAGATGATGACCAACCAATACAACCTGGAGAGTTTAGAGATGTAGATGCACCTGGCGGAAACATCAGAGATCAGTTTTTTAATTTACCATTTACAGAACCATCACCAACTTTATACAACTTGATGGGTTTTGTAGTACAAGCAGGACAAAAATTTGCAGCCATTACAGACTCAAACATTGGTAATGATCTACAAAACAGAGCTGTCGGTACAACAATGGCGATGATGGAACGTGGTTCACGTGTAATGAGTGGTGTTCACAAGCGTTGTTACTATGCAATGAGGCTTGAATTTAAAATTTTAGCAAGAATTTGTGGTGAATCTTTACCACCAGTGTACCCGTATGATGTTTATGGTGGTCCAAGAGAAATAAAACAGATGGATTTTGATAACAGAGTAGACATTTTACCTGTTGCAGATCCGAATATCATGAGTATGGCTCAAAGAGTGACGTTAGCACAGTCACAATTACAAATTGCACAGTCAAATCCTGCAATTCACAACATTCATGAAGCGTATAGACGTGTTTATGAAGCGTTAGGTACTAAACAAATTGAAGCTTTGCTTAAACCACCGCCAAAACAACCTGAACCACAAGACCCTGCTAAAGAAAATGCACGTGCTTTACAGATGAAGTTGTTAACAGCGTTTGAATTTCAAGATCATGATGCACACATTGCAGCTCACATGGCTTTTATGGCAACACGTATGGTTCAAATTAATCCACAAGTTTATGCGTTGATGCAATCACACATATC